ATTAAGGAGGTTTATGCTCATTAAAACCAAACAAATCTTAATGCACGATATTAAGGAAGATTATCCTTATGTAATCGAGTGGCGCTGCGGAATTTTTAAACTCCGCCATTGCCGGCAGATTTTTAATGATTATCAAATAGCGATTGACTTCTACATTAAGAAATATCGCGCTGGTTTGCGACCTAAATTCTATGAGGATGGTATATTTATTTATACCGAACAGGGCATACCGATAGTACCGCCAATTGAGGGGATCGGATAATGCAATATACTATAATTATCAATCAATACGGAATTGCGGAACAGGGATTGTTAAATAAAACTGACTTGACCGACTGGGCGATTATTGACCATTTATACAAAATGTTCTTCTCTAAAACTGACCGCAGAATGATAGTTAATGACAAGGAGTATGTCTTAATTAGTTATAATTTTATAATTAAGAATATGCCATTATTACATATTGAAAATAAGATGTATTTGATTCGCAGATTTAAGAAATTAAGGAATCTTGGACTCGTAGAAACCATACGCGGAAAAGACAGATACCAATATTTTCGTTTAACTTCATATTTACAATCAATTTATATTAATCAAATTGAATCGCAAAAGTTGTATGCTAAATCTTAATACCACTATATATAGTATTATAGGTGGTTACATAAATGTTACCACCCTGTATACTCAAATGTTACCACATATATTAAAATATAATATTAAAATATCTAAGAGTACCGGTAAATTTTAATGTTAAAACTTAAGAATAAGAAAACCAGAGGATGATTTGTGGCTGATACTTTTCTGCGATGTTTATTGGCAGCGATTTTGTCAATGGTTGTTAAGCAGGCAGGGAGATTTGGCTATCCTCTGAGATTTAAGAATCAGGGCAGGGATTGTTCTTTGAAACATTGTCAATTAAGCGAAATCGTTAAGCATAGCCATAAATTAACCCTGCCCTTAAAATTAGCAAACAAACCGAATAGACTGGTAGTTATGAGAAACAGACTTACTCAGCACAAACATCAAAATGGACTGGTCTTTGTCGGAGTTGTCTCCAGTCCCTTAAATTATGAATAAAATGTATAAAGTTAATAATGAAACAGTAACTACATGGAATCCTTTTGTCGGTTGCCTTCATAATTGCCTATATTGTTATGCCCGACAGATTGCCAAGCGTAGTCAATGTCCAAGATGTTACAATTTCGAACCGCATTGGCATCCCGAAAGATTAGAGAAGCCGCCCAAATTCAAGGATGGCGAAACTGTGTTCGCGTGTTCGATGGGGGATGTTAGCTTTGGTATTGATATAAATAATAATTTCTTAAATGCAAGTTTTACGCAAGAATTTCATAAAATTATAATTGCAAATTTAAAAACTACTTTTATGCTTCAATCCAAAAATCCCAAGTGTTTTGAGGAACTTTGGAAAGGATTCCCCGATAATCTTATTCTTGGCACGACTGCCGAAACGGATTGTGCAACTCATTTAATATCAGAAGCACCAACTCCTTTAAAACGATTAGAGGCATTACAAGATATAGACCATCATCGTAAATATATAACGATTGAACCAACTTTATATATTCATAATCAAGCATTGTTTGTAACTTCTATCATGAATATTGAACCCGAATTTATTTATATCGGATATGATAATCACAATCACCATTTGAACGAACCTACTCTTGTGGAAACTCAACAATTAATAAAAGACATAAGAAGCATGGGTATCGAAGTCCGTGAAAAGACGATAAGGAGGGCATGGTATGAGCAAATCTCTTACAATATATCGTAGAAATTCACATGGGCAGTTTTCTAACTCTGATAAATTTGACAACCCAGAACCTTACAAATTAGACGAATTTAAAGTTTATGCTCATTTTTTATCACTTCCAGACAATCAAAAATCAAAGGTTTATGGTTTTAAAACCGAATTTGCTTTTGCTAAAAAATATAAAGTAAGCAGACAAGTATTGTCAAATTGGTGTGATAATCCAGAACTTTGGAAATTGCGAAATCGATTTTTATTTAAGCAACTTAAAAAAGTTACGCCGAATATATTGCAAGCACTTGAAAAAGGTGCGTTAAAAAACAAAAAAGCTTCCGAGATTGCTTTGTGGTTAGAAAAGGTTGAGGGCATGATAACACCAATTCAAATAGAAGACAATACATCACAAACCCAGAAGGCAACTATAACCGCGGACGATATTCTGGACATGATACCGAACGAAAAATTGCGGAAGCGAATCCGCATGAAGTTATTGCAAAAAAAATATCAAGACAGATTGCCAAGTTAGCATGCCCCTTCTTTTATCTATCGACCCCGCCAAACGTTCAGGTTGGAGTCTGATTGACATTAAGTCCAAAAAGGTTGTCAATTATGGCTTAATAGATCGTAAATATATAACGATTGAACCAACTTTATATATTCATAATCAAGCATTGTTTGTAACTTCTATCATGAATAAGGTTGTCAATTATGGCTTAATAGTCTGTAAGAATATCTTACAATTCGACCAAGACATCGAAAACCTATTATTGAAGTACCAACCGGCAATTGACCAATTCTTAATCGAAGAGCCGACTTTTAAGGGTTACAATCTGAAATCCTATGCGACTTTGCACGATATATTTTTCCTTTGGAAATTGAATATCTTAAAATTCTGTGGTAATGCCAAATTAAATACGATTACGATTCAGGAACTCAACCGATTCTGTCATGGTTTTAAACGTAAAATCAAAAAAGATTACGTCAAGCAATATGTTAACCAAAAATTCGGATTAGCAATTACTGATGACAATATCACCGATTCGATTTATAATGCAGATTTGTGGCTAAATAAAGGCGACTGGTTACTGCGATTGCGGGAACACAAAAAGGAACGGAAGCGATTTATTAGTAAAGTTAAAAGAGACCGCAAACTCGCAGAAGATGCGGGGGCGCTGTAATGAAAGGATTAATTTATGAAAATATATAAAGCACCTCAAAATTATGATACTTTAGAAATGTCCAGACCGTCTATTTTCTTGGCTGGCAGTATCGAAATGGGCAAGGCGGAAAATTGGCAAACTGGACTCGAAAATACATTGAATAAATACCACGGAACAATATTAAATCCTCGACGGAATGATTGGGATAATTCTTGGATTCAATCAATAATAAATACTCCATTTAGAGAACAAGTTTTATGGGAATTGCAAGCATTAAAAAATTCTGATATTATCTTTATGTATTTTGACCCCAAAACCAAAAGTCCAATTTCGTTATTAGAATTAGGTTTATTCGCTAAAACTCCCAAATTAATCGTCTGTTGTCCCGATGGTTATTGGTGAAAGGGCAATGTCGAAATTATTTGCGCGGTTAATAAAATTCCTTTATTTAATAGACTTATTGATTCTATTGCTTATTTGTTGACAAAAATAGAAACTTTTAATGGTAATCATTGAAACTTCAGATTGGCACGAATGGGATTTTATTCGGAATTAGGATTGTCAAAAATTCTTATAATCAAGGCAAAGGAGTGAAATATATGATACCTAAAAAATGTCCAACAAATTATGAAGGTGTTGGCAACGATATATGCTGGCACTGCGATATACGACAAAAAAATCTATGTCCTTATAAAAAACCGACCCGACCACCTCGCAAGTTAGACAATACCAAGCGGGATTTAAGCAATGCGGAAATCAAACGTCCCGTATTCTATCGAAAAATAATAACGAAGTGAAAGGAGATAAAAATGACACAAGAACCTAAATATAAATTTTGGGATGTATTGCGAGACAAAGCATCGGGATGGACGGGTATTTGTCTTGCGGTTACTTTTTATGCGACTGGTTGTATTCATTATGGTTTATCACCAAATAAATTAACCAAAGATGGTGATTTAAAAGATTGGCTTTGGTTTGACGAAAGCAGGTTGGAATTAATCAAAGCAAGTAAAATCGCAAAAGTCAAGAAACCATCAAGCGGCAATTTCCCTAACCCGCCACCAAATTAATGAATTCAATCCTGACCATAGTCGTGGAATCGGGCTGTTTAACTCAAACCGTTTAATCGGGATTCTGGTTAGCGCAAGCGACCCCATGGTCGGGAATCTAATCTATGAATATAGATAATTTTTTATATTATTTGACATGTGATAATTTAAAAGATTTAATTGATGCGATTAAATTTGATAGAACAATAAAATTTGGTTCGTGTCCCGGCGTATGGTTTAGAAGTCATTATATTAGATTAACTTTTAAAACAAAAAAAGAACTTAAGAAACATTTAAAAACTAATCCTCATTATAAATGGATCGAAAAGACTGATGAAGGATATATTCTTTGTAAACATGGACATTAAACTTTCACGTCTGACTTGGGCATTAGATAATTATTTTATCAAAGACCAGCCATTATCTTTGAAAGAATGTCCTTATATGGTTGATTTATATTTAGACGAACACCCTTTAATTGCTTGTAAAAAAGCATCTCAAAGTTTTTTTTCCGAATGGGCGATTGTTGATACGCTTTACTGTTGTGATAAGTATGGTGCAAGGATTGCCTATTACTTGCCGACTGATAAGGATGCAATTCAATTTTCCAAAGACCGCATTAATTCCGCAATCAGTTATTCGCCTCACATAAAAAAACTGACTACGCTTAATGATGTCCACTTGAAGCACGTTGGCAAGGGTGCGATTTACGTGCGGGGCTGTAAGATAACGCAACCCAAACAAACCACCGCACCGTCAAGTGTGATTTCGATTCCGATTGATGTCTTAATTAGGGATGAGGAAGATCTTATGAATCCGAACATAATCGCATTGACGGAAAAACGATTAGGTGCGTCAAATCTCAAATATCAGCGCATTCTATCGAATCCGTCTACGCCGGGACATGGCATTGATAAACTTTTCAATGAATCAGACAAGCGGGAATGGTTTATTAAGTGTGAACATTGCAATCATCGGCAGGTGCCAGCATTCCCCGATAATATTAATTTCGAAAAGGAAATTTTTATCTGTGCGAAATGTAAGAAGCTGACTAACCGATTAAGTGTTGGCGAATGGGTCGCGGAATTTCGCAATAAAGATATGCACGGATATCACGTTTCAAGATTAATCAATCCGAAGGCGACCATCAAAGAAATTATCACCGAGAGTAAAAAGACTTCCGAATCGGATATTCAGACTTTTCATAACATGACCTTAGGCTTAGCGCACGCACCGAAAGGCTTAAAGACGGATAGGCAGTTGGTTATCGATTGCATTAAACCCGACTACACAATGCCCGATTATAGCAAAGTCGAGACCACCGCAGGAATCGATGTTGGCAATCTGTTTCATATCAGAATTAGCCAAATCGTCGACAATAAACGCAAGGCGGTCTATATCGGGGCGGTGAAGCGATTTGAGGAAGTAATAGCGGTATTAAAACGATTTAAAGTCAAGACTATCGTGATTGACGCATTACCAGAAACCCGCAAGGCAAAGGAACTGGCAGATACTTTCAAAGGTCGAGTTTATCTGGCATACTTCAGTTCACAAAAAGATTTATTTACTATAAGTACCAATGCGGAAAATTACAAGCAAGTCAATATCGCACGCACCGAGATGATGGATTTGCTATTTACTAAATTCCAAGACCGAGAGAATATACTACCCAACAATATTGAATCGATTGCCGATTACATGTCGCATATCTTGGCAGTATCGAGAACATTAGAAAAGGATAAAAATAACAACGAAGTTGCAAACTGGATTTCGCAAGGTGCAGACCATTACTGGCTGGCGGAACTTTATGATTTGACCGCCTCGCTACTCTACACCAAAAAGACCAAGATAGTATTCGCAATGGCGGATTTGAATCAATGAAAATTCTTTTGATTAATATTGATAGCAAACTCCCCAATATTGCTTTATACAAAATCGCATTATATCACCAAACACGAGGCGATGAAGTAATCCGGGACTTTCCATTGGCAAAAAATATTGCCGATAAAATTTATATGTCTTGTATATTTAGTTGGAATAAAGACAAATGTCGGGATTGGGAAGGAATCGCAGAAATTGGTGGTAGTGGTTACGATATAACCAAAACTTTACCTTCTGAAATCGAGGCAATGAAACCTAAAATCAATTATGGCTTTACTACTCGTGGTTGTATCAGAAATTGTGAATTTTGTATAGTGCCTAAAAAAGAAGGTAAAATACAAATAGTTGGTGATATTTATGATATGTGGGATGGCAAATCTAAGTGGATTGAACTATTAGACAATAACATCTTAGCTTTACCAAATCACTTTAGACTAATCTGTAATCAGTTAATTAAAGAGAATCTAAAAGTCAACTTCAGCCAAGGGTTAGATATTAGACTTATTAATGATGATAATGCTCTATTATTATCAAAAGTCCGGCACTTAAAACAAGTTCATTTCGCCTGGGATACGATGAATGAAGAAATAGAGTTTCGACGAGGAATTACAACTCTAACGAAATACATTAAACCATCAAAGATTATGGTATACGTTTTATGCGGATTTAATACAACTCACGAAGAAGATATGTACAGACGAAATGAGATTAGGGCATTAGGTTGTGATCCGTTTGTTATGGTCTATAATAAATCAGCCGATAAATCAACCAAAGAGTTTGCGCGTTGGAATAATCGATACGCATTTTTTAAGAACTTACCATTTGACAAATATTTAGAATTAAGATATTGACCTCTACTCTTTTTTCAATTCACTTTACTTTCACATTCCGATTATTTTATTTAATTATAATATTACTCTTGACAATTTCTGGACTTATTGTTAAAATGGCATTGTCGAGTAGAATCAAGCGGTGGAAAGTCAACAGAAAAATTTATCGAGTCAAAAAAATGTTATTAGAAATTAATCTGGCACTAATTAAATACCGCACTCCGAGACAGGAGCGCAAACGTATTATTAGGGACTTAAATGAAATAGCGAAAAATACCGCAAGCACTTTGAATAAAATCGACACTTTATGAGAATGACCACAAATCAGACAAATAAGTCTGGAGGGGTTAATGGGATTCATAGACAAAGTATTTAATCGCCTCGCAGTAATCAGTCGAGCCAACCAAATACCAATTGTTACTAAAGCCAAAACCGACGGAGTTTTAACTGCCAAAGAATTCGCCTCGTTAGTCAATAATTTTATGGCGGGGTCGAGTAGCATTTCGGAAATTTCCGCAATCGAAAATTTAGAGACGATTTACCGGTGCATTACAGTTATTATCGAACAAGTCGGGATGTTACCTTACGAAGTTTATAAATTAGTCGATAATAAACCAGAACCTTATCGAGATGGCGAATATGTGGATTTACTTTTCAATCCCAATCCAGCCATGACAGGCAGTATGTTAATGTGCGGCACAATCGGTTGGTTAAAAATCAAAGGTTATAGTTATTGGTGGATTCGACCTGAAGCAAACAAGAAACCAACTTTATGGTTATTGCCTTCCAATCAAGTTCAACCCGTCAATCCTACCGAATACCCGCCCAGTGCCTATCGATACAATAGCGAAACTTCATTGATTACGATTCCCGCCTCTGAGATTATCAGATTCAAATATTGGTCGCCTTTGGGATTAAATTATGCGACCAGTCCTATGAAATCGGCAAGACACACCGCCAATTTAGATTATCAAGCCTCGGTTCTTAATCGCACGCTCTTCGAAAATTCTGGTCTTATGTCAGCACTTATGGCGACCGATAAAGACCTTGAACAATCAGAAGTCGATAAATTCGCCGAGTCATTCAGAAAGCAATATGCGGGAATTAATAATGCGGGTAAGTTGGCATTTTTATCGGGCGGTTGGCAAGCGCAAAAGTTTGGATTCACGCCGGTTGAAATGCAATATATTTTAGGTCGCAAATTAAATCGGGAAAATATCTGTTCGGCATTTGGAGTTCCACCCTCGATGGCAGGCGTTATGGAGTTTGCCAACTATTCTAATATGGATGCTCAGGAACGTGGTTTTTGGGAAAAAACCTGTCAACCTTTAATTAATTTTTTAGAAGATATTATCAATTCGTTTTTCTTATCGCATATCCGCAAGGATATTTATTTCGCATTCGATACCGAGAATATTCCGACACTACAAAAAATGAAACAAGAAGCATGGGCAACCGAATATCAAAAAATACAATGCGGGGTCTCAACTCCGAACAGATATATCGTAAAATTTACCAATGAAAAACCAGTCCCATGGGGTGATACTTTCTGGGGACAATTAGGATTGACTCCCATTGGTTCACTTGATGGCACCGACGATGCTTTATATGGTAAAATGACCAAGACCGAACAGCGAATCAAATCGCTTAATATCGGCACATTGTTTCCGACTTTTAAATCATCGGAATTAATCATAACTCAAAAGCAATTGACCAATAAACGCAGGGCTTATAATTCACGATTACAATTGACTCCAGAAATGCGGGAAATTCTTTGGAATAAATTTGCGGTTATCACCGAACGTCAAGAATCGAAATTCGCAAAAGACATCCGCAAGTTATTGCAAGACCAATCTAAAAAAATATGGGATGACATTAAAAATGAGGTCTTAGATTTTGATAGAAACGACAGGTCGAGATTCGATGCTTTATTTGATATTGAAACTTGGGTTAGTTATTTTCATAGGGGACTTCGCACTTTATACTTTACATTTTTAAGACAGGCGGGGATGGATGCTTTAGGCGAATTAAGATTACAAATTCCGTTTAATATGAATAGTCCGTCAGTATTATTGTTTCTTGGCGAAAAACCGAAAGACGTAAGCGGACATGGTACTTGGTTTGAGGGTATGGTAGATTATATCAATTCTACCTTGCGGAACATTCATTTGACGACAAGGGATGATGTCTGGACTGCGATTCAGCAAGGTCTGATTAATGGCGAATCGATTACGGAAATCGAACAGCGATTTACAAACGGATTCGGCATAGATTATCGTTCCGAGCGGATTGCACGGACAGAAATAAATACTACTAATAATTTTGGGCATTACGAAGCATATTATCAGTCAAAAGTAGTTGAGGGCGTGGAATGGTTGGCAACTAAAGACGATAGGTCGAGGGATTGGCATGCCGGCACATTTGAAAGTGGGCAAGGTTGCGATGGTGAAGTAGTAACGCTTGGTTCTGCATTTACAATACCGCCACACGATAAATATTCACAAGAACAATGCCAATTCCCCGGCGACCCGAATTTATCGGGTGGCAATAGAATTAATTGTCGGTGTCGCACCTTACCGGTTTTGCGAGAATAGGAGTAAATTATGTTAAAAAAACATTTAGATAGTTTATTAACGAAAATAATCAGCACACGACTATGGATTACGCTAATTGTATTCGGCACGTGTTACAAAGCACTAAAAGTCGGGTTACTACTTTCGACCGATTTCAAATACATCGCCTTTTCATGCCTTGCGATTTATGGCACGGTCAAAGGTTGGGACGCATGGGTTGGCAAGTGTAAAAATGGCGAACCGAAATAATGTCTTGACAAGAAATTTAAAAAGTCTATACTATAGGTGAACTATGATAAACAAAGACCGAATTAAGACAAGTCAAAATTTACTCGCAAGCGAATTGCCATTTATACCGCCTGATAATCTTAAAGTCCAGTTATTGCCATTTGGTGCAATCGAGATAAAACAATTCAATGAAAAGGATTTAACCTATGAATCTTTTATAACCGCACAGATAACTGACCGAGACCAAGAAGGCGTTTTAGTATCTGGTTTAGACTTAACTCAATATCTTGACACGCCCGTTGTCGGTTTTACGCACTTCTTTGACCATGCAAGAGGATATTTGCCAATCGGGGGAACTTTAGAATTAGAAGTTATTAATCACCCCAAATATAACGTTGACGCACTTTGGACTAAAAATCAGTTAATCGATGACAAATCGGAATTCATGCAGACGATTATAAAATGTCTGCAATTCAAGCCTCGACCCGTGCTTGCGGAATCAATCGGTTTTATCGGACATCAAGTATCGGATGTCATACCCGAAGGTGCGAGAGCAGACTGGAACGAAGCAAGGCGATGGTTTGTCAAATCTATTTTACTCGAACACAGCCTCTGTCCAGTTGTTTCAAATTTTGCCTCGACTCCGAAATTAAAAAGTTATTTTACCGAGAATGAACTCGACTTATCGGGCATTAACAGAATTCTATTCGCCAAGAAATGCCGATGTCCTAAAACCATGTTTATCGTTGACCAAGAAGTCAAGGATTTAATGGGCGAAGAGTATAAACCTTTGCCAAATTTTCACGCTTGCAGATTACGAGACCCCGCCGATTTTCAGGACGGGACTTTTAGACAAATGAAGCGGGAACACGAAGGCAAAGAATATTCGGTTATCATGGGGAAATTGACAGGTGAAGATACGATGACCGAACAATCCTATCGCTATAAAAAAGACATCTGGACGGAAGCGGACGCTCGGAAACATTGCAAGTCACACGATGGGATTTTATTCGAACCCGCAACGGAATCGGAATCAGCAGAATGTCCAGATTGTAAATCAAACGAACAAAAAATTATTAATGGGATTGAACTGATTAAACAAACAATCCCACAAATTAAAGTCAGCCCAGAATTAATTAATCAGATTCAAAGCGCAATTGATGAACTTGAAAAACTAATCAATCCTGACAAAAAGTCAGGCACGTTTCTATCGTCAATGGCGGAAAAATTAAACAAACCATAAGGAGATAGAAATGACAAAAGCAGAATTAGAAGCACTGAAAAATAAAATGTCAGATGGCGAAAAGACCATCTATCAGGCAATCATTTCTGAAGTTTCGGATGTTATTGCTGAATCGGTTAGCAAGGGCGCTTACGTCAATGAACAAAAAGTCATCGAACTAATCGGCAAGGCACAAACGCATCTTAACGACAATTCCCAAAAATCAATGCAACGAAAAATTGCAAATGACTGGGTGCGTGCGAAATATTTTAGAGACAACGCAAAACTCAACGAATTGAAAAATAATTACGCAGACAATCCTGAAATTTTTATTAAGACAGCACTTGCAAGTGCAACCGAACCTGAACTTTTCCCGACTATTTTAGCGCAAGAAATTCAGATGTTAGCAGGACAAGACTATTGGCATAGACGTTTATGTCGAGTGATTCCGATTCCAGGTATTATGAAAATGAACTGGGTAACGGAGACTGCGGGTATAACCGCATTCAATCCCGGCGAACATACCGCGGCGACTGAATCAACTCCGACTTTCGGATACGTTGCGGTGCAATGTAATGAATTTCGTGGCAAAACTTATGTGCCAACAGTATTACTTGAAACCTCAGGACTTGATTTGACCGGTATCGTATCTCAGCAATGCGCCAATTCGATTATGGAACTTGAGTTTACAAAAATGATAACAGGTTCTGGCAGTGGCACATGGAAAGGTTTAACTTATGAGACTACGATTACTGAAGTTGATGCAGCTGCGGGTTTGAAGCACAAAACGATTACGAGTGCGATTGCGGCGACTAAGGGACGTTTCCGTGCAGGGCAGATTTGGGTTACTTCCGATTTAGGTTGGGGAACGATATTTGAAATCTATGACAAGAACGACCAACCATACTGGGATATTGGTGCTAACAAAGTTGCGAATCGGGAAGTAATGACTAACGAAGGAATTGGCGATACCGACACGTTCCACTATTTACTACAACCAAAGCATTATGCGATTTGGGATTCGATGTCTTACAAACTAAATATCACAGGCGAAGGCGATACGCTTATGTCCGCTGGCTTGGTCTTATTCGTGCCGGTTTCTTACACTGATGGCAAAATGCTGAGACTTGATGGCACAAGCAAAACAATTAACATAACTCCGCAATTATAAGTGAGGCAACCATGAAAAAAATCCTGACAATTCTTTTAATCGCCTTTATTGGCATTGCATTCGCCGGACAGTTACTGGTTCTGAAACCAAAAACTAAAAAGCGAATTACTGGCACGACAACTGCTGCAGATACTTTTCAGATTGACAACCGGGGCGGGACTCCGATTATGTTTTTCTACAAAGCCGATACTTTTGGAGCGGGGACAGGGCAGTTAAGTTTCATAACGAAATGGGAATATTCGCCAGATGGCACGAATTGGTATACGGGCGCAACCATTAGGGACACCGTTAAGGTTAGCGTAGGCGCTTTCGTAATGGATTCGGTAGTTGAGGCGAGGTGTGCTTGTTATCCGTTTATCAGACACATTACTACCGGCAAACGTTCAACAACCGATTGTCGATTTACTACTATCTATTCAGTATTGAAATGACGGGCAGGTGGTTATGAAAAAACTACTTGCAATTTTCCTGTTAGTTCTGTGCGTCTGCGGATTCTCATTTGCGGAAGTTGTCGCAGTCAAATCCATCGCTTCGCACCGATTGGTTGGCGTAGGTGCGGACACGATTTTCTTAATGGGTTCGCCCGGTGCAAAATTCATATATATCTACACCAAACAAGACACAGTCAATTTCGATACGGTTTCGCAAGTTAGTTTACGCTGGCAATATTCACCCGATTATAGTAATTGGTATAATGGCGCCGAATTAAAAGACACACTCGATATGTTACGAAAAATCGGTGAAGCCGACACTACTACTACTTACCCACTTTTCAATTGTGATTCGATTAAAGGCACGATTGGTTCGTTTCCTAACTTGCGGATAATCTACACCGGACTTGCAGCGGGACAGGCGACTAAACTGACAGTTCGATATTCGATATATAAATAAATTAAAATAAATAGCGGGGACTAACAATCCCCGCTTTAAGATGGTGAGGTGATAATATGTTAAAAGCAATAAAAAACTTCGTAGAATATTCTGGCGGAGTATTAAAAAAATTCAAAATCGGTGATGTAATCGAGGAATCAGAAGTATCATCTGAAAATTTGGCACGGTGGAAAAAGAACGGATGGATTGCGGAAAGTAAAGCAGATGACCCTGAAAATATTGACGAACCCAAAAAGCATAAAGGCAAGAAATAATCAGTGGCGAACTTATTTACTTACGAGGAACTGAAAGATTTAGTTCCGAATATCCGCAATGATGCGAAATGGCAATCGCATATCGCAAGCGCGGACGCGATTATCAAGGCACGGTTAGGCAATAGGCTCTTAGTTGACGCAGAAGATTACAAAGATATAGTTTGTATTCCTCGCGGATTACCTGACGTTTCAAAAATCTATCTCAAAGAATTTCCGATAACGGAAATCGTAAAAATAGAAATTGATGGCGAAGACATCGAGGCAGAACTCGACGCTGACTATTATTACATTTATGCGATTAATTCGCAAGACATAATCGGAATCGAACTCGATTTGCCTTTAGATGCCGGACAAGAAATTGCGATTACTTATAAGGGCGGTTATACAACAATTCCAGAGCCGATTAAGACCGCTTTTGCAATAATAATCGCTATATGTCAGCAGAAAATCGAACAAGGCATTGCCAAAACCGAATCGAGCGGAATTATCTCGATTACTTTTCAGGACTCAGCTGAACTTTTTAAATATATTGACGAAATCTTAAAACCTTATAAATTTATACAGGCGTTAGCGTGATTACTAAACGATATAATTGCAAGTTTAGTGTCTCCGAGCCAAAAACGGACACCAGTTTGATTTCTTACAATGAAATTCACAAGGATATCGAGGGTTCGTTACAAAAACTATCCGCAAGCGATTTTGGTTCGGTTATGGGTGATATGAATATCGAGACTTTTAGGTTAATTTGTGAGGCACGATTTTCAAAGGATTGTATCGTTACCGTTACCAATACCAAAGATGAAATTCGCGCTTATCTCGCAAAATATAAAGTTACGAATGCGACTCCTTATTCTTTTCATAACGAATACGAATTACAAAGGATAGAAAATGTCTGAAGTAATTAGGCACTACAATAAAAATGCTTTCAAGCAAGTCTGCAATCCGTTAGTGGCGTGGCTATGGCGGTCGGTTTTTTATATTCAAGATTCCGCAGTCCCTAAAATTCCGATGGGCGCAAGCGGACTGTTAAAGGGTTCGTTCAAGGCGTGGGTTGATGAAAAAAATATGACCGGCTATGTTGGTATAATGTCCTTAGGAACTGGCTTATTGCCAAAGTATGCCAAATGGGTAGAATACGGATATGCACATTTTAATATTGCACCGCATTTCGTATCGTTCAAAAATAACCCCGGTTTGGTGCGGTGGGCAAGGCGTAAAGGGATATTACACACATCTAAAAAAGGTTATTATTTTACATATATCTCACAGAAAAATCGCAAATCAAGAAAACGAGTTATAATAGGTGGTATTTTCGTTAGTGGTCGGGCACAACCTTACCTTAGACCCGCAATCGAGCAGAACATCGGGCGCATACGCTCCGAACTTTTAGGATTGAAGGCGAGTGCATGATAATTAAACTTTACACGCCAGATTTCGCTAATGCGATGCTAAAGCAATTCGATGACATTTCAGATAACCATAAACTATTTGGCAGTATGGCGGGGTTTCCGATGCAGACAAGTTTAAAATCCTTACAATCTGATGACCGAATGCTAATTGTAACCCCGCAAATGCCAAATGGCGTGTTATTCGAAGACCAAGACAATGATATATTGAAAAATGTAATTTATTCATTTGATGCAATGATATTTGTTAAACTGGGTACTAATATTTGGGTATGGCAAGACCGAACCAAGCAAGGCGCGGAGCTAACCAACAAGATTAGCGAATGGGCTGATAGTATCGAAGACAAAATATTTATTGATTCTTATAATCGAATAAAATCCGCCGGAGTCAGGTCGCTCGATTATTTCAATGCGAAATATATGACAGAGGACTTGGTTCAATCTAATTTCGTGGCGGTTGCGGTTGAGGTTGTGATAGAAACTGTATTCAATATGCGGGTCTATCAGGATTTGAATCGCAGAAAGGACTAAACTATGGCAATGGACTTCACTAAATTTTCTGGCATCGTTGACAATATCAGTAAAACCATAAAGGATATACTGACGATTAAAGGCGATGCCTCGACTGAACTCGCTGGCGATTCTGCTACCGTCAATACTCTGCTTTACAGTCTTGACCAACTTAAGATTCAAGCCGATGCGATTGGCGACCCCTTGAATTATGAACTCGCGTTAAATGGCGCAATCAAGCAAACGATTGCGGAAAGCGCTTCGATTGAAAAGCAATTAGCTAAAACTATCGCAAAGGCGTTAGCCGACCAAGTATTGGTGGTGGAAGGCAAGACTTTGACTGAATACATTACAGCCGAAGCCGATGCCACTACCCGCGTTCCCGCTTATTTTCAAGACCTAATGACAGGTTATGATATTGACCCGGCATTGGTATTTCCCAAAGAGGATATCCTAATGGCGACATGCAATACCGCAACGACCCCGGTTTATGCTGCCGCCCCGATTGACTTGACTAAATATGGCGGTGCGAAATTGAAAGTTGTTGTATCAACAAAAATCACAACCGACGACGAGAGTAATTTAGTTGCGACAATCGTTGGACTCGATGCGAATGGCGAACCGTGGAGCGGAGAAGTTACAATCACCAAAGATTCTGAATCGGGAACTGAATTTGACGTTACGCCCGATACTGCGAATACTTATTGTGCGGAAGTTACTGCAGTTACCTATAATGGCAAAGAAAATACCGGCATCTTCTATCTAAAATCCACAGAAGACCGAGCAATCGCAGTCAGTTAAGGGAGGCATAACATGGCAGATTTATCACAATACAAAGATTTTCTTTTAGGTGCTTCCACGATTGCGGTCGATGGACGGATAATCGGATATACTGAAGGCGGGGTTGCAATCACGCCGGAAGTTTCGATTATGCGTGCGCCAGAGATTGACCAAATTGATGGCGATATACCACTCAAAGAATATGACCGAAAATACGTAATCAAAATTCTATCACCAATTAGTTCGCTTGAAAATATCAATTTAGCATGGGGACTTGACAATGAAATTGCGGTAGCGGGTGGAACACGAACCTTACCTTTGGGCAGAACCGTAAAAACAATTCCGAGCGTCAACCTAAAAATCTTTTCAAAATATTTCGATGACCGGGATGTAACATTCACATTCGATAACGCAAGGATAATTCCCGGTGGCGACCTTGCTCATTCTAAAAAAGACCATGCAAAAGTGGCTATGACGTTTGAAGTTTCGGCAACCGATGCAAAGCTTCAGGCAGACGAATAGCCAGAAAGGTATAAAAAATAATTAATTTATGGATTACATCACTACAATTTATACCGAGAAAGCCGGATACCTAAAAGCATGCGGCTTTCTCGTTTCGGTATTTGATGCGACAAATGTTAATGAGATACGCTGGAAAATCAGTGGAACATCTAAGACCGGCATTACAGCCGAAACTGCGGGACACTTAATTCACGATGGCAGAATAGAAGACTTAATACCAGAACCGGGAATTAAATTTTACGAATTTTACGAACGTTCAGTTAAAGCGGTTAGGGAACTTCACAATATAATCAATGAGATTAAAGCGAATGCGAAGGTGAAAGCATGACAGAACAAACCGACCGCAAACAAATCGAAATCACAATCAGGGACAAGAAATTAATAATCGAATCGCCGGGCATAGAATTTTATCTGGTAAAACTTCCGAATGCAGTTGCAAATCTTGGCGCGGGTATTTTGGCATTAGAACCTTTATATCAGAATTTGAAAAACGATACTGCGATTCAAACTGCGGAAACTTTGCGGGCATTGGCGAAAATCGGCGAACCATTATTCGATATTTTTCTTGAGATTGTGAACTATCCGATTAAGTATCGAAATCAAATCACAATCGAAAAAAATCCAACAGCGGAATTACAACCCTTAATGACTTCAGACTGGATTCATACTTTTACGGTTACCGAGGCGAAGATTTTACTGAAGGCGGTTTTTGAAGTCTTAGACAAAAAGGAACTGACTGATTTTTTCGCAGAGGCGAAGACCCAGATAAACGGACTG